GGCCACGCAGACCATCACGTGTTCCGGCGATCACGTCTGGCCCGTCTTGGGGATGGAGGTATGCAGTGCGGCGCGCGACGTGGCTCGGCGCGTAGGTCTGGACGGTCTGTACCTGGGTGCGTGGACACGTTCGGCTCGCAATATGTCCACGCACCAGATCAAGTCGGAGCTGGAGAAGAAGCGGCCCCTCTGGATTCCAGGGACTTCTCCCCGCGTGGAACGCGCACCTGATTGGTTCACTCGTTATGATCGCGAAGTCTTCCAGAGGCGTGGCTGCTGCGATCCCGTCGGAAATCCTGCCCTGGCCTTCCTGGGGGAGTCCGGAACTCCGCCGAAGGACCTGGTTCGCGTTCGTGAGAAGTTCATGCACAGGGCACCTACTGTTTTGTCCCGAGTGAAGAAACGTGGGGAAGGCGTGTGGTATCTCTCGATCAGAGATAGGAATCTCTGCCACATTCTCCCTTCTGCTCACGATCGAGCCGCATGTCTCATCATGAAGGGATTGCAAGACGGAACGGATCTACTGGGGTGGCGGATTGCCTCAGTGGAATCCGTGGGGGAGCGGGAGGTTCAATGTATTCAGGTGGATTCTCCGGACCAACTGTATTTGTGCGGGGGGCGGCCCGTTCCCACGCACAATTCCATGATCGCGTCCGTCCTGGCTTGCTGGTGGATCTCTACGCACCCTGTGGGCGAAGCCATCGTCGTGAGTACGGCGCCGTCATATCCGCAGGTCAACAAGATCCTGTGGGAGGAGATCCGAAAGCATCACTCCACCGCGAAGCGCCGGGGTAAGCCCCTGGTGGGGTATGTGACGCAGGGTGACGAGTGGAAGAATCACGACGGTGCCGTCCTGGCTTTCGGTCGCAAACCCCCCACGGGCGACCCCCACGCATTTCAGGGAATTCACCGCAGGTACGTTCTCGCCGTTCTTGACGAAGCCTGCGGCGTGCCCGATGAGATCTGGACCGGTGTTGAGGCGATTACCACAAACGTGGGCTGCCGCATTCTTGCGATCGGAAACCCGGATGACAGGAATACTGAGTTCGGCCGGGTGTTTTTGCGCCAGGACTTGGCATCAGACTGGAACCGAGTCAGTGTTCCCGCCTCAGTTACCCCCAATTTCACCGGGGAAGAAGTTCCTCAGCTTCTTCGTGAAGTGCTTGTTTCTCGTTCGTGGTGCGAAGAGAGGAAGCGCATCTGGGGCACAGATGACCCCAGATACATTTCGAAGGTGGAAGCTAGGTTCCCGGAGGCTTCGAAATCTTCCCTGTTCCCTCCAAGCCTTATCGAGCAATCCTTCGAATCGGTCCCGCCTCAAGATCGCCGGACCATCCTACGGCTCGGCGTTGACGTAGCCCGTTTCGGCGACGACAAGAACATCGTGGTGTCCTACGCGGGGCGCACTGCCCGCCTGGAAAGTGCATGGTCCGGCGTGGATACGACATCTTCGGCGCATCATGTACTGCGAGTGGCCGAGGAGATCCGCGACCGCTTGGAGGCTACGTGGACGGAGATCCGGGTGGATGCCGTAGGTCTCGGTGCGGGCGTCGTGGACACCCTCAATGCCCGGCGGGCCCTCCTTCCGCAGCCCTGGTTCGATGTGTACGAGATGCACGGAAGTGCCGCGCCCCCGCAGGACGTGGGCGGCTCGGTGCAGGGCTATGGAAACGCCAGGGCGTACTGGTTCGATCAGCTGAGGCAGTCCATCCGCAATGGCAGCGTGAAGCTGGAGGAGTGCGATGCGTTCCGGGACGACCTGGCTGTGGTGCTGTACCGGTTCAAGCCCGGGCGCTTGTTCATCATCTCGAAGGAGGACATGCGCAAGATGGTGGGGCGCTCTCCCGACGTGGCGGACGCTTTGGCCTATGCCACGGCCCCGGTGTCTGGGGGGCTGTCGCTGGGGGATGTGGTGTCCGACCCCGCCGAGGAGGTCGCCCAGTCCCTGATGGATCAGGAGATGGCGGCCGAGATGACCATTGCCCCGTTCTGAGGGCGGAGCGCAGCTCCCGGCGCACCTGCATGGAATGATCATGGGCGATGGTCGGCATCTGGTACAGAGGAGTGCGGCGTGGCCCAGCAGAACCCGGGTGATGGCGGCATCGTCACGATTCGGGACGTGTACCTCCTGGTTCAGCAGGTGCATACCCGCACGACGGCGCTTCAGCAGCAAGTCTCGGTACTCACCGAGCGGGCCGAGGAGGATCGCAGGAGAACTCAGGGCCAGGAGGACGAGATCCAGTCGCTGAAGATCAAGGTGTACAGCTTCAGCGGTGCCCTTCTCCTCTTGAGCACGATGCTGACGATCTTGAGCCATGCGGCGCGGGCGGGCGTCCCTGGTTAATAACCCTTAGTTATCTCTCAGATACTCTGAGGTTATGGAGCATCTGCGCAAGCCCCTCAGTGAGATGTCCGAGTCCGAGGTGTACGGGCTCGTGGAGACCCTGGAGCAGCGCAACGCCGAGCTGGTCGAGGAAGCCACCGACGAACTGCGTGAGATGGGCGAGTTCGGCCGGGTCCAGCTCTCCCTGGAGGACATCGGCTGGCGTCCCCTGACCGGCATGGCGGACTCGGCCAACAGCTTCACCCTCAACGGGCTGCACCGGATCTCCGAACTGTGCCGCGCCGTTGCCGTGGTGAACCCGCTGGTGGAGCGCGGCCTGAAGGTCCGCACGGGGTACATCTGGGGCTCCGGTGTGCAGGTGGTCGCGAAAGAGTTCATCTCGGGTGGTCCTGGGCGACCCAGGCGCGCGGACACCGAGCCAAGACTCCCTGATGGCCTGGACGATGTTCTGACTGGCCCTTTGGCGCAGATGGAGATCGAGCACACGGCGGCGACCGACGGGAACTTGTTCTTCCTGGTGGACCGCAAGAGGAAGACGGTCCAGCGCATCCCCTTCGAGGAGATCACCGAGGCGGTCAGCGAACGGGGTAACCGGGAGCGCTTGCTGTACATCCGCCGGACCTGGAATGACTGGGACCTGGAGCTGGACGCCGGGGGTGGCCGGGAGTTCGAGCCCCGGCCTATCACTGACCCGGACCCGCAGCGGCACGGGTTCCACCCCCAGGTTTACTCAGGAAACTGCCTGAATACTGACGACGGGGGCGGCTATAGCTATCGCCAGGAGTGGTACCCCACCGAGGCAGCCCATGCGACCCGGGCGAACCGGCGCACTCGGTCTCACATCGGCGGGGATCCGGTGAACCACGACAAGATCATGGTCCACGTCGCATTCAACCGCCTGTCCGGGTGGCGCTGGGGCATCCCGGACGTGCTGCCCGCCGTGTGGTGGACCAAGGCGTACAAGGAATTCCTGGAGAACGCTGCGGTCCTGACCAAGGCATACGCGCGCTTCGCCTGGAAGGTCACATCCGAAAAGTCCCGGGGCGTCAGGCGCACGGCGGCGACATTGGCCCAGACCCCCCGCACCGACCCCTCGACGGGCCAGCCCCTTGCGGTCGGAGCATCCGCCGTGCTTGGGGCGGGGCAGGATCTCAGTGCGGTGGGGCGCAACACCACTGTGGACTTCGACGCGGGGCGCCCCCTGGCGTCGATGGTTGCGGCGGCCCTGGATGTCCCTCTTCCCGCCCTGACGGAAGATCCCACGCTATCCAACCGTTCTGCCGCCCAGGCGCTGGACGTGTCTACGGTCCTGGTGATGCAGGCTCGCCAGAAGGTCATGGACTCGGTGTATGAGCGGATCTTCCGGCTGCTGGGCCTGAAGGTGCGGCTGCGGTGGCCCGAGATCGAGGAGCAGCCGATCCATCGCAGGCTCCAGGCCATCGACATGGCGGTCCGGATGGGGCTCTTCTCCGCCGCCGAATCCCGGCTGATGGTCCTGGAGGCATGGCGGGACAAGTGGGACGACTTCCCGCACGCCGCACCGATGGCGGATGATCTGCCCCTGGCCGTGGGGGGCGGAGGTCAGGGAGTGCCCGGGGGGGCGTCCGACCGAGGTCGTGGGGGGCTGGAGGGGACAGGTGGCCCGGGGTCGCCTGGCGCGCTGAACACGGGCAATCAGGCACGTACCGCCCCTGCCCCGGAAGGCATCCGTACGCCTCGCCAGCCTGACCCGATGTCCCGGGGGGATCATGAGCTGCGCCGCGAGGAGCCGGGTGGAGAGTAGGGTCCCATAACGCCTCGTGGCGATGTGATTACTGCACGTCGCCAATTTCCTTGT